GGAACTAAACTTGCGGGAAAACTCCCACTTGTTGCAAATCCCATAATTTTTGTTTTAAGTTATTTTTCGTTTTTTAATTTTTAACTTAGAACTATCTACACCATTTATTGCTTTAACTTTTAATCCATTTATGAATATATCTCCTGAAGGTTCTTTACGACTTTCATTACTTATATTCTTAGATTTAGCTGTTATATTTTTAACGGCATCGGCTCGACCTTGCTCGTAAAAATGATTGGCTATGTTGTCAGCGTTTTGTGCAGTGTAAAGAGCTTTGTGATATCCTTGTAAATCATTAACAGATCCATCTTTGTTTAAGAACTTCTTAACAAAATTAGATAATGCAGATTGATTTTCAGCAACGCCATTTGCATCATTAACATTATACCTAAATCTTTTTTCTCCTAAATTGAATTCAAAACCTTTGAAATCTTGAGTAAAATAATTTTTAGTATTCTGTTTAAATTGATTGTGACGTTTTTGTATCTCTCCTTGTTCTTTGTTATATCTATTGAAAAACTCAGTAGCTCTTTGTTGGTCTTGAGTAACGCCCGGCCTCAACTTGATTTCGTCGTAATACTTCTTTTTCGTTTCCTCTAAAAAGCCTTTAGCTTTTGCAATTTCTTCTTTATAAGCGAGTTTTTTTCTTTTTATATCTCGCTCTTCATCCATCTCGTCATCATATGAAAATTTATCTTCCATAAGGAATTTTACTTCATCTGGTTCTAGATGGGGTCTAGTCTTTTTATAATATTCATCTAACAATGCACTTTCACTAATGTTAGAATAATCAGCATTTAATCTTACATAATCTTCTATATTACCACCAGTATCTTTCATAAAGTCTACTAATTTCTCTACGTTCTCAGGTAGTTCTATATTGGGGTTAACTGCTATTTCTTCCTTTATCTCTTCAACAACTTCTTTTTCACTTTTAACTTCTTCAGTAATTTCTTGTATTACAGTTACTTTCTCTTCTTTACTTTCGTGGGGAGTTGCTTGTTTATCGTGTGTTTGTCCCACTTCTTGCAATTCCATCCCTGGTTCTTTCTTCTTCTCATCAGACTGTAACACAACTTCCGCTGTTTTAGACTCTTGAATGGCATTATTTTCAGTTTTAGTTTCTTCTTCTTTTTTAGATAAATCTAGTTTCGTAGGTTGATCTTTTGCAGTTAGCTTTTTAGGCCTTCCACGTTTTTTCTTCATTTTAAATTCACCTTGCTCTAATTCTCCCGTAGGAGATTCTTTTATTTCTTCTGACATAATATAATATAATAGTTAATAATTGTGATTATTGAAAGCCAAGTTCCTCAATTCCTTCAGGACCTCCTTCTTCAAAATCTGTAGGTAATAAATCATTCTTCCTTTGATCTATCATTTTACTTTGTTGTGTTGCTTGTATTTTAGTACGGTTATCTTTTCTGTCTTCTATTTCTTTTTCTTTTTGAGTTCTAGCTTCCACATCCATTTGTTTCAATTGCATGTCGTATTTAAATCTTTCAGCCATCAATTCCTTTTCTAATTGATGATCTGTTTGCATACGTTGGATTTCAAATTGAGATTTAGCTTGTTCAAATTGAACATTAGTTTCACTTAATGCTTGGTTTTTTTGTACTTCTGCCATTGCTGCTTTTTCAGCAGACTCAGCATTTGCTTGGGCTTGTTGCTGGATCATTGCTGCTTGTTGCTCTTGCTCTGCTTTAGCTTTTTCTTTTCGACGTTTCTTTAATAATTCGTTAGCTAGTTTTAGATTATTTATATTTCTAATATCAATGGCATCTTCTAAATCTATTCCTCCTTGTTGTAGTGACATTTGAATATTTTGTTCTAACATTTGTTTTTCTTCTTCGTCAGGTTCTAAATCTATAAATATTCCAAAATCATGTATATTCAATTTAGATAATTCATCAAGAGTATTTATATTATAATTAGAAATACTATTTTGTAATGTCATCCTAGTTAGTGGAAACATTAAAGCATCAGCTGCCCTAAGAGAAATATTCTCACATGTTTTTAAAGTAAGATACAAGCTACTTTGAAGTATATGTCTAGTTGCTGTATTAGAATTTGCTGCAGCTAATTTTTGTAGTCCTACTAAAGAATCTTTATCTGGATTACTAGCATCTCTAGCTTCATTAAGACCGGTAGTATCTCTAATCATTTGAAGATAGTATTGATATGCTCCAATTAATGATTGAATTTTTCCACCACCACTTGAACTTTGTAATTCTTGAATAGGGACTTTACCAGGATTCATATCGCCATCTTGAGTAAGAGATCTCCCTACTATGCTACCAGTTTGAAAATACATATTTAAAGCTTCAGCAGGATTGTAATTGGTTCCATTACCTAAATCTACTTCGGCTAATCCATCCATATCTAAGTATACTCCATCAGGTACCATGCGAGATAACACTTGTTGAATTTTAAGATGAGTTAATTGAATCATATCTGCAAATCCAGTAATTCTACTTACTAATGATTCTATTCTTCCTCTATAAATCCGTGGGGCAACTATACTATAACTCATGTTTACTTTAACACTACTAGCGTCTGGGCGAGTCATATTTTCAGCCATCTCCCATTTTAACATATTCTCAAATCCTAAAATCTTAGCACCTGAATATAATACTTCAATTGATCTAAAAGCTTTCTTATAATTCTCTCCATCTGGAGCTTGTAAAAAACTATCTTGTTTTTCAATAACTTTTTCTAATCCAACATTAGTTTCTTTTATTTTAAAAACTTGATTAGTATAAGTTTTCCATTCAAAATATAAAACTTGTATAGTTTGATTATCTCTTCTTCCATTCCATCCTCTACTATACTCTTGAGCACCTTGATATTTTTGAATCTTCTCTAACTCTGTTGGAGTAATATTAGGGAATTCTTTTTTTAGTTCAGGAAGACTAATATTTTTTACTTCCCCTACATAATATAAATCTTCAAAATTAGGATCTTCTGTATATGACCAAACCATTTGAGCTGGATCACAATACTTAATTGTAATTCCTTCCGATCTATTAAATGTAGTTTTAACAGCAGCTATTCCTAAAACACAAAGATCATAATTTAATCTTTTCCTAATTAAATGATATTTATTTTGATCTAATACTTGATCTATTAGTTCTTCTTCTGCTAATTCAATTGATTGTTTATAATTTAATTGCATGTGAGCCGGTAATTCATCTACACTTTGTGGACCTCCTTTACCGGTATCTGATTTAGATAATTTAATTCCAAATGATTCCTCTACAACTTCATCATACTGTTTCATCATGATATCATCAATGATGTTTTGAGCATACTGAGTACGCTTTCTTAATGATTCAGGATCTTGAGCAAAAGTTTTTACTTCGTAACTTCTTTGTGAAATACCATTAACTACAATATCTACAAACTTAGGTATAATAGGTACAGGTTTCCAATCTAAATTTAAATAAGATAAATCTCCATTAATAGATAATTCATCTTTATATTTCTGAACTGATTGTTCTCCTCTAGCGTACAATCTTCTGTTGTGAAATTGATTATAAGTGCTTTGAAAACGATATCCTCCTCCTCTATAGTTAGTAAACCATTCTCCTTCTATTGCTCTACCAACAGCTAATCCATATTCCCATGTAGCTTTCTCCGCATCAGGTACGACCTGATCTGGAAAAGTACTATTCATATTAGTGTAAATTTGCATCTATCTTATTATTTTTGACATTGATCCTTGATTATCGTATTTTTTAAAACCTAATTGCACTTGTTGTTTTATTGTATGAGGTATTGGTCTATATCTATTTTTATTACAAGCCATAATAGCTAAACCAGAACTTATTGAAGCATCGTGCTTGGTTCTACTATTGATATTAAATCTACTCCAATCTTCTAAAGTTCTTTGAAAATACATATCTCCATAATCTGTTTCTAATAATCCTACATAATCTTCAATATAACTTTCAATAGCAGCCGCGTGAGCTTGTTTGATATCTTCACTGGAGTTAGGTATTCCACCTATTTCTCTTTCTGTAACTGATAATTTTTTATAAAGCTTATCAGGTCGATTCATAGAAAATCCTCTATATCCTCTACGTTTTAAATAGTATAATAATCTTGGTTTATTGTTTTCAGCTAATAAAGGCATTCCATAAAATACTAATGCCATTAGTACATCTTCAAAGAATATCTCTGCAGTTTGTGGTCTAGCTATGTATTCTAAAAAGAAATGATTTGGAGAAACATTCTCCATGCTAAACTTAGTTAGTCCATGAAGCGATCCATTCGATCCTTTACCATCAACAGTACCACTAATATCATAACTGTCACAGCCAAATGCTCCAATGTGATCGTTGCCAGGGTGTTTGACTCCATTCTTTATTATTACATTGTTTTGCATATTTTTATCTGGAACCCAACTAATTTTAAATCTTCCATCTTTATTAGGATAAAAAATAACTTTACTATCTTTTATGCCACGCTCCCATTGGAAACTTCCAGTGGTTACATTTGTTTTATTATTTATATCTTCGTTATGATCTATTTGTTCATAGATTTTAACTAAGTTAAATAGTGATTCTTTTGCTTCATCTCTAAAGGCATGTTTCTCTGTGCGAGGAAATTGCCTATAAAATTCATTTAAACCGTCTTGATCTTGTTTTAACCCCTCAGCTTCATTGTCCCAGTGCTCGATAACTCCGATGTCAATAGGAAATCCATCAATACCTCGGATTGGCTTTGTTGGAGTGTCGAACACAGGTATGCCATGAGTATCGAGGTATCCCTCGTAAGACCATTCCATAGGTATGAATAAAGAATACAATCCCGAACTTGTTTGTCCATTTCTATTTCTTTGTGTGACGTTTGATGCATCATATAATTTCTTAAAATTCTTTCCTCCTTTATCTAAAGCATTACTAGTTGATCCCATCATGCATTTACCAACTATTCTACTACCTAGTCTTAAGGTGGTTTTTGTAACTCTCCAGTTGTTTAATATATTATCTGGTCTCTCCCACTTACCACTTTCATCATGAGCTAAGATTTTTAACTTTTCCCCATCATAACTATTATCTCCTGTATTCTTCCAATCTATTGTTGTATCTAATCCTTCTAGTTCTGGAAGTTGTTCATTAGCTTCCAATTTTCTACGTGTGAATTTAGATGCCGGGACTCTGTATGCCAGTTCGGTTTTAGGACGATCCATACCA